ACAGAGGTATCCGCTTCGCCGTCTTCAGGGGGGGCAAAAACCTTTCAGAGGATGAGCTGAGCATGCGAGGGGGCGGGGTAATCCGCATTGTCCCGATTGTCGCCGGCTCGAAACGTGACGGGCTCTTCCAGACCATTCTCGGCACAGCGCTCATTGCAGTGGGCATGTTTCTCGGAGGTCCTGCCGGGGCGGCAGGGGCAACTGCTCTAAGCGGAGCGCTGGTAACCGGCGGTGCCGCTCTTGCTCTCGGCGGTGTCGTCCAGATGCTCAGCCCCCAGCCGAAGGGCCTGAAGAGCCGCCAGGATCCTGCCAACACCCCCAGCTATGCCTTCGGCGGCCCGGTGAACACCATCGCCCAGGGCAATCCGGTGGGCATCCTCTACGGCCGTCGGCGCATCGGCGGCGCGATCATCTCCGCCGGGATCTACGCCGAAGACCAGATGTAACCCCGCGCAGCAGTCCACGCCCGCCTTGAGCGGGCTTTTTTCGCCTGAAGGAAACCCATGACCGAGATGATCACTGGCCACAAGGGTGGCTCCAGCAATCCGCGCACCCCCGTCGAGGCGCCGGATTCTGTCCAGTCGATCGCCCGCGCGAAGATCCTCCTTGCCCTGGGTGAAGGGGAGTTCGACGGCCTGGTGGATGCCCAGGATATCTACCTGGATGGAACCCCGCTGCAGGCCGCCGATGGCACCGAGAACTTCCCGGGCGTGAAGTGGGAGTTCCGCCCGGGCTCCGTCGATCAGACCTACATCCAGGGCATCCCCTCCGTCGACAACGAGATCGCCGTGGGCGTGGAGTTGCGCTCTGACACACCGTGGGTTCGGGCCGTGTCGAACCTGCAGTTGTCCGCTGTGCGCATCCGCCTGGGCTGGCCGACGCTGCAGCAGCAGCTCGATAACGGGGACGTGGTCGGGTACACCATCGACTACGCCATCGACCTGTCTACCAACGACGGGGCCTACCAGCAGGTGCTGACGGCCTCCCTGAGCGCCAAGACCACCACCCTCTACGAGCGCAGCCATCGCATCGACCTGCCGGCGTCGACCTCGGGCTGGCAGGTCCGCGTGCGCCGGCTGACCGCCAACCAGAACAACAACCGCATCGCCGACACCATGCAGGTACAGGCGATCACCGAGGTGATCGACGCCAAGTTGAGGTATCCGAACACCGCTCTGCTCTACGTCGAGTTCGATGCCTCGACGTTCCAGAGCATTCCCCAGATCAGCGTCGACGCCAACGGCCGCCGGGTACAGGTGCCGTCCAACTACGATCCGGCGACTCGGACCTACATTGGCACCTGGGACGGCAGCTTCAAGCAGGCCTGGACCACGAACCCGGCCTGGCATTTCTACGACATCGTGCTGAACAAGCGCTTCGGCCTGGGCCGGCGCATCGATGCCTCGATGCTGAACAAGTGGTCGCTGTACCGGATCTCGCAATACTGCGACGTCATGGTGTCGAACGGGCAGGGCGGACAGGAACCGCGCTTCACCTGCAACATGTACATCCAGAGTCGCGCCGACGCCTGGCAGGTGCTGAGCGACATGGCGGCGATCTTCCGCGGCATGACCTACTGGAGCGGCTCCGAGCTGGTGGTGGATGCCGACATGCCGGAGGACGATGCCTATCGCTTCTCGCCTTCCAACGTGATCGGCGGCCGGTTCAGCTACAACTCGAGCAGTCACCGAGACCGCCACACTCTGGCCCTGGTGAACTGGGACAACCCGACCAACAACTACCAGTCGGAGACGCGGCCGGTGCCGAACCTGCGGGCCCAGGCACGCTACGGTATCGTGCCGCTGGAGATGACGGCCATCGGCTGCACCTCGGCCAGCGAGGCAGAACGTCGCGGCCAGTGGGCCCTGCTGACCGAGGAGCTGGAAAAGGACCAGGTCACGTTCCAGAGCAGCATCGAAGCGCGTGGCCTGGGCCCGGGCAAGATCATCAGCGTGGCCGACCCGGTGCGTAGCGGCAAGGCCATCGGCGGCCGCATCGTCGCGGTGGCAGGGCGGGTGGTGACTGTTGACCGTGACATCCAGGCCGCCGCCGGCGACCGGCTGCTGGTGAACCTGCTGGATGGCAATGCCGAGGCGCGGACGATCCAGAGCGTGGCGGGCCGCACGGTGACGGTCACCGCCAACTTCACCCAGACGCTGCTGCCGCAACTGCAGTGGCAGTTGGAAAGCGACAGCCTGGCCGTGCAGCGCTTCCGCATCCTGAGCATCACCCGGCCGTCGCCGGGCGTGCACGAGATCACCGCGCTGCAGCACGTGGCGAGCAAGTTCGACGCGATCGACAACGGCACCCGGATCGAGCTGCCGCCGATCACCGTGATCCCGCCGAGCGTGCAGGCCCCGCCCAGCGATATCGTGGTGGGCAGTTCGGTCTCGCTCGCCCAGGGGCTGGCCGTCACCAAGATGACGATCAGCTGGAAGGCCGCGGCGAAGGCGGTGGCCTACGAAGTGCAGTGGCGCAAGGACTCGGGCAACTGGGTATCGGTGCCGCGCACCGGCGGGCTCAGCGTCGACGTTGACGGCATCTACGCCGGCCGCTACCTGGCCCGGGTGCGCGCGTTGAACGTTCAGGACGTGGCATCGGTGTGGGCGACGGGGGTGGAGACCCAGCTGAGCGGCAAGACCACGCCGCCGCCGGTGCTGGCCTACCTGCATACCACGCCTGGCCCCTGGAAGATCCAACTTGACTGGGGATTCCCGGCCGGTGCCGAGGACACGGCGTTTACGGAACTGCAGCAGTCCACGACCCCGGGAGGCAGCGAGCAGACGGCGAGCGCCCTCGGCCTGTTCGCGTACCCGACGGACACGCACACGGTGATGCCGATGCCTGCCGGGGCGCGGTTGGCGTTCCGCGGGCGGTTGATCGACCGCACTGGAAACGTCGGGGCCTGGTCGGCGTGGGTGGATGGGATCACATCGTCGGACGCCTCCGAGTACAACGAGCTGATCACCAAGGAGTACGTCGAGTCGGCCCTTGGCGAGGAGTTCTTCGACCAGATCGATCAAATGCAGGTCGATGTCGACCAGTTGATGGGGCAGTACTACGACCCGACGATGACCTACCAGGAAGGCGAAATCCTTCGGCAGGGGAATCGGCTCTACCAGGCGATTCAGGATGTGCCTGCCAACAACCCGCCGCCGGATCCTGCCTACTGGATCGATGTCGGCCAGGCCGTAGAAAGCGCCAATGGGCTCGCCGTGCAGGTGCAGGAGAACACTGCCGCGATCGAGGACTTGGACGGCAAGGTTCAGGCCAGCGCCGGGCGCCTTGACGTACTGCTCGCGCAATACCGCGATGATGATGGCGAGGGTGATCTGCAAGACGCCCTCAGCGGGGCGTCAGCCCAGGGCCAGATTGTCGAGGAACGCAAAACTCGGGCTACCGAGAACCGCGCGATGGCGTCGGTGGTTGAGCAGGTATCGGCGGAGACAGCAGTCAACTCGGCGTTGATCGAGGAGACCGCTTCGGTGGTTGCCGACGTGAATGAAGGTGTCCAGGCCATGTGGAGCGTGAAGCTTCAGGTGTCCTCGGGAGGCCAGCAGTACGCGGCTGGCTTCCAGCTCGGCTTCGACGGCGGCACTTCGCTGACCACGATGGCCTTCCAGGCCGACCGATTCCTGTTCTTCAACGCCTCTACCGGCTCCACCGTCGCCCCGGTCTCGATCGTTGGCGGCCAGATGTTCATCAACAGCGCCATGATTCAGGACGCGAGCATCACCAACGCCAAGATAGGCGACGTGATCCAGTCGACCGCGCTGGGCAGCAATGGCCAACCGCTGTGGCAGCTGAACAAGGCGGGTTCGTTCCTGCTCAACAGCGCCGGCAGTGGAGGACAGATGCAGCAGACGGCCGAGGCCATCAAGATCTACGACGGCTCTGGCGTCCTTCGCGTACAACTGGGGAACCTATCGGTATGAGCTACGGACTTCAGCTGAGGAACAGCGCTGGAAGTGTTGTTTTCGATAGCAACAACTCCAGTCTCAGGATGGTATATCGGACGGAAGTTAACGGGCTGGCGCATGGAGCAACAGTGACGATTCCAAACTTCGATGCCTCCAAGGGCGTTGTTTGGATGTACTACATGTCCGCGGTGACTATTTCCATTCCCCCTTACACCGTATCCGGCAATGTAGTTTCGTTCGCTCTTGGTACGCCGTCAGGATATGTCCTAGCCATTCAAGCGGTGATGTTCGCATGAGCTTCGGCGGCCTCTTTGTCGGCAATTCCGGACAAGTAATCATCGACGAAAACTACCCGGTTCATCACTGGGTTTACTCGGGCACCTACTCGTTATCGTCGGTCGGTACAGTCACGGTGACCTTCCCGGCGCCGATCAATTCCCCTGTGCCACCAGCGCTGTTTCTTGCTCCGGATGGCGCCCACATCGTTCGGAACTTGCGGCTTACCGGCACGGCGGGGAACTGGACTGGGTTCACCTGCTACCTGTACGCGGACTCGGGATTCTCCGGGGTCGTCTACTCAGGGAAGTGGAAAGTGGCGGGTATCTACTTGCCAGCCGCAGGGAGTTGGGGGCTGCGCGTCTTCGATGCTTCTTCCCGGATCGTATTCGATAGCAACAGGGACATGGTCGCCTTCCTCTCCGGGACTCAGGTGTGGTCGAAGATCGGCTACAACGGTGGGTACCTCAGCCAGTGGACGACTGACACGTATGCGGCAACGTACACGATTGGGGCGTACTTCCTGGCGAACCCATGGTGCGCGAAGTTCCCCGCGGCAAGTGATGCCGAGGCGGGGATAGGCTTTCTTTCTGGCGGAAGTTCTACGGCTACTCAGGTCTGCTCGTTCTTGATGCGGGCGGGTAACGGGCAAGTAGCGGCAGGCACTTTCAACTGGCCTTTGATATTGGCGAAGTAGGAGGCAAAGATAATGGCGTGGTATTCCACCGGCACTGTAGCGGTAACCAACAACAGCAGCACCGTGACCGGCACCGGCACAGCCTTCGATGCCAACTCGCGGGTCGGCGATGGATTCCTGGGGCCGGACGGGGCCTGGTACGAGGTGACCAACATCGCCAGCGGCACGGTAATGTCGATCAAGCCGAACTACCGGGGCGCCACCGCTTCCGGCCAGGCCTACTCGATCGCTCCGCTGCAGGGCTACGTCAAGGACTCGGCCGACGCTCTCCGTGGATTCGTCAACCAGTATGGCGAGCAGCTGTCTAGTCTGGGGCCTTGGGCCACAGCGGCGAACCCAGCAGAAGCACGGGAGGATCTCGGCCTGGGCGATGCGGCTGTCGAGGATGTCATCCCGATCGCGAAAGGCGGCACCGGCGCGGCGGCGGCAGCGGATGCCAGGGCCAATCTCGGGCTCGGGCCCATCTCCACCTGGCAGTCAGGACAGAACCTTGTGCTGCCGGGGGCTGGCATTCGGCTTCAGGCGGATTTCACCAATGCTACCCTGGCCAGCCGCGCGGCGTTCCAGACCAGCACGCTCAACGGAAACACGACGCTCGGTGTCGTGCCGAACGGGACTGGCAACGTCAGCGCTCTCTACTGCTACAACAACGCG